AATTTATCTCGTCAAAGTTATACTTCTTTTGGCAGAACTCAAATAGCTTTTGTCCGCTTTCCTTTCGCATATCCGCATCGCTTACTAAATCTCGTATATGTTTGTACCAATCCTTTTGGCTTTTAACGTAATGCACGGGCATATCAAGGTAAGGATTGACTTGGCTAACAATAGCAGGGTTCTTTTTAGCAGCCGTTTCTAATACCTTTAAATTTGACTTCATAGCATTGAACTTGTTATCTACCAATGGAATAACTGAAATGTCTGAGTCCGTATAAGCACCCATATATTCCGTAACTTTTGCATAATTATAGATCGTAGGGTTAAGCTTTAGTCCGCAAGTAAACGCATCTATCATTTTATCCCATATCGGTTTTTCCCCGTCATTGTAACCTGCAATAACAGTTCTTATATTCATACCTTGTAGCCTTTTGAACGGCTGCCTAAGTATCTCTAAATCTCTTTCGTGCGTTCCGCTACCGCTCCAAAACAATCTTACTTTGTAATCTTCGGTCTTGTTATCCTGGAACTGCTCTTGCCCGTAAGGTAAAGCGTTTGGTAAGATGTGAACGTTCTTATTGTATTGGCTTATCTCACTTGCTAACCTTTCGTGTGTGCAAGTGCAAAGGTCTGCAATCTCTAAGTAATCGGTAATCTGTTTACCTATGTTATTGTACTTGTATCGGTAATACAAAAGATGCGTTTCGCTAAGTTCCCAGTAATCGTCATTATCGACTACTAACTTAAAGCCGTACTTAGTGCGCCAGGTGTCCATTTGCTTTGCATCTATTTCGTTAAGCATTCTATTCATTAACACAATATCCCACCCTTGCTCTAATAGTTCGTCATTCAATACATCGGTAATAAGTGCGTACTCCTTTTCTAAATGTACTATCGGCATCATTATTCTATGTAACCCAACTCCGCTATTAGCTGAAGTTATACAAAGTATTCGCATCTTATATTCTTTTGGTTGTGATATATGTCTTGGTATTTATCCCACACGCTTTGCGCCCGTGCCAAGCTTTCGTCTTTCATTCGTCTATAATCTGTTCCGTTACCGACATCGTGTCCTATGTGTTCCGACCTCATATCTGGAAGGTAGTAATTAGTAAAGCCTGTAATAGTTGCACGTTCCCCGTAATCTGCATCTTGCATTCCGTATGGGTCATACTCGGTATTGTAACCACCTATTGTGTCTATAAGTTCACGAGTAATAAAGTTATCGCCAAAAGGTGTATGTACTTTATGCACTCCGTCTACTATTGGCGGCAATGCTTCAACGCAATGTATTCCTATTATGCCTGTCTTTTCTATTCGTTGTGCAAACAAAACAAACTTAGCTAACCAATTCTCAGGAAGTAAAATGTCATTGGCTAATAAACAAACCGCATCATAGTTCTGGGTTATTCTAAGTCCTGCATTAACTCCGGCTGCTATGCCTCGTTTTTCTTTTGATATATCATAACCTGCAAACGGGTAGTTAAAGGTTTCGTGCGTATCGCTGCCATTGTCTATTAAGAAGCAGTCCGCATTGTAACCGCTATTGTAAAAGTTTTGGTTAATTACACGCTGCGTTAAATCGTGTCTATTTTGTGTAAGTAATAAAATAGCTACTTTCATTATCTTATGTTTGAGCCGATTTCTCGTGCAGGAACTCCTGCGTATTTAGTATTTGGTTTTGCATCTCCTTTTACAAATGCACTTGCACCTATCATACAATTTTCTCCTACGTTTGCAAACTGATGTAATACTGCGTTTAGTCCTATGTTAGCACCTTTGTCAATAATTGAATGCCCACCTATTTTTGCTCCGCAACTTATTGTTACATTGTCTAAAATTGTACAATCGTGTCCAATGTGTGCGTGTTTCATTATGAAACAACTATTACCAATAAAGGTGTCAATCTCCGTTCCTGCGTCTATTGTTACAAGTCCTGTGATAACATTATTATCTCCTATATATACTTTGCCTTTTTCTTTTTGCCAAAACTTTTTATGCTCGGCTTTGTCGCCAATTATACAATAAGCACCAATGTAGTTTCCGTCTCCGATAATTACGTTATCGCCAATGATAGCGGTAGGGTGGATAAAGTTAGCCATTCTTTTTTTTATTTTTAGGTTTTTTAACTTCGTCTGTAATAAATGTAATTACTAAATCGTCATTAGGTTGCGCTTCGTACCAAGTATACAATCGTTTAATCATATCGAAGATACAATTACCGCACCAAACTGTTAGTATGAAATCTGCACTCATATACTTTCGGTAAATATGCTCGTACATTTTTAAGATGTCTAAGTCGATATTACGCACATAACCATTTTGAACTGTATGCCAATTACCAACGTGTTCATCTAAAAAGTTTCGGTGTTCTATTTCCATAAGTTCCACATTATTTTTGAAATCATTGGAGCAACTGCTCCTGGTATAAATACAAACGCAATAACGTCGGTACATATTGCAGGTAGTAAAAATAAAGCCAAACCGCTCCAAGCTGCTAAACAACTCGTGCAACTAAAAGGCTTAAAATCTAATTTCCACTTCCTATGGAATTGGTGTATCTCTACAAAGAATATTGCAAAGCATATCGCTGCTATAATTATCATAATTTTAATATTTATGCCACCCTTTTAGTGGTGAGTATTGTATATCTAAAAATGGAAATTTTATGTTAAATTTTCCGTGTTGCCAATGAACTTCATTTAATTCTCCACCAAACCAAGCTTGATGCCATACAAATAAATATCCACAAAATAAACTAAAACCACAATTACCGCTATGCAAATTATTTAACATCAAACCAAATGTTGGATATAAACCTAATTTTGGAAAGCTAAATGATTTTAAAAAATATCTACTTTTATATTGTTTCATATTATTTGCGTAATTGTTTTTTAAGTTCTCGTTTAGTTAGTTTAAGTTCCCTATGAATTGACATATAAGGTATGCCTGTAACCCTGCTTAATTCTTTAGCGTTGCAGTTATGCTTTATAGCATACACTCGTAATAGTTCCGCTTTATACCAGTGCATCTTTGATAGCTCGTCTTCTACTTTGTTAAGTAAATCTTCGTCTCTATCGTGTACTATTAATTCTACTTCTAAAGGCTTTCGGTATGTCCTATAAAATTGGCTCGTATTACTTTGCATCATATTAATCATAGTTCTAACCAAATAGAACTTTAATACGTTGCGTGTACGCATATCTATTATTCGTTCCTCTTCCATTTCGCATAGCACCTTAAATAGTTCGCTTCTTAAGTCTTCTCGTAAATCTTCAGGCTGCATTTTATCTATTGCTTCCTTAAGTTCTCGGCTTTCCCAAAGTTCTAATATGATGCTATTCTTGTTCATATTCTTTTAAGGTTAGTTTGCCGTTGTCTTCGGTTGCTATGTAACAAAAACAATTTGATGTTTTTGCCAAGTTTAAGAATGCTATTTGATAGCTACTAAGTTTATCTCCAATGGCTTTTGTTTCGCAATAAACCGCTACACCGCTTTGAGTATGAAAGCCTACAACATCTGGAACGCCTTTAAGTCCTATGAACGTACGACCCCTAACCGCAAGATTGTTATTGCGCCATACAAAGCACCCGTTTTTATTTAGGGTTTTGATAGCTTCTTTGGTTAATTCGTTTGCGGTCATAAAGCAAAAATATACTAAAGTTCTTGATATTGACAAATACTTTTAAATATCTGATAAGCTACCTGAGGAACTATTGCATTTCCGTAGGCTTTGATACTTTCGTTTTTCCATTTTGAAAAGGTAATGTTGTCCAATTCTTTGGGAAGCCCATCACCTGTTCCACAAACAGGGGAGACAGTTGGGAATGTGTCCCAAGCATTTCGTTTATTACACTCGGCAAATCGGAATCCCCTTTCCAATTCTCCGTTTTCCATCTTGGATTGTAATCCGATTTTGTAGGGGTTGGAAGCAACCCTTGTCTCGCTAATTTTGTCAAGCTTAATTGGTTCTCTTTTTCTCCTCCCCTCATTTTGTAACCCTCCGAAGCAAGTGGTGTAGGCAATAAACCAAATTCGGTCTCTTCGATGTGGTGCGTTAACGGCACAAGCTGGAAGTAAAAACGGGAGGACTTCGTAGCCTTCAGCTTCCAACTCAGTTTGCACCTCGTCGAATACCAATCCCCCGTTCCAATTAGTAAGTCCGCGAACGTTCTCGCCCACAACCCAACTTGGCTGAATTTCCCGAATTGCTCTAAGCATTTCCGGCCAGAGGTGTCTCTCATCTTCTTTGCCAAGTCGCTTTCCTGCACTTGAGTAGGGTTGGCAAGGGAAGCCTCCACTAATGATGTCGATTGTTCCTCTGTGAATAGTGAAATCTGTTTTAGTAATGTCATTGTAAGATATTGAATTTGGGAAGTGATGTTTTAAAACTTTTTGTCCAAATGGATTCCATTCGCAATGAAATACGTTTTCCCAACCGCACCATTCGGCTGCCAGATCAAAGCCACCTATTCCACTAAATAAACTGCCGTGTCTCATTTGAATGTTGTTTTGTTTTGTTTAATTTGTTCCTCAAAAAATAATGCTACGGCTACGGCTCGAGCCTGGTTCTTAAGCCAACTATCAGTCCATTCGTCTCGGTACTGCTTTGCGCTTATGATGTCCATTTTATTAGCCTTGTAGGTAATAATCTCCATTAGTTTCTTTTTAGCAAGTGCACCATCTTCTTTTGTCCATACCTTAATGCCTGAACTATTAAGCTTAGTAAATACGCTTAGTGGGTTAAACAACCTATCAAAACTTCGGTTTTCTAAAAGCTTATATTCTTGGTAAGAGTAATCAATTATCTCTAAATCGGTCAAGTGTGGTATTGCTTCTACTCGTTCTTGTGGCATCATTTTTCTTACTTCGTTTGCTTTTTTCTTGTACCTATCCATTACCTGACTAAAGTATGCAGGACTGAAGTTCTGGTAGTGGTCGATAAAGTCATTAGCTACCATTTGCTTAAACGCTACTTTAACCTCGTTTATTGTAAAGCCACCATACTCAGTTCTTATCCAATCCTCTAAGATTGCTAACTTAACATCTCCAGGGTTATTAATTCCTACAAGCTGCATTAAATAAACAAGGTTTTGTTTAAATATGGTAGAGTTCAGATTGCGCACCCTCTCCCCCGAAAATGCGGTCATAATCTCTTGCTCCGTAGGAAGTAGAGTGGATAAAGTTGTAGTTTTTAAGGTTTTCAAGTTCGTGTTTATCAAGCTTTCGTTGATTATCTGAAGTTCTTTTTGCATCTTCTTTTAGGTTAAATAGACCTTTCCAACCATTTGCCATTGACTGATTGATAATTTTTATAGCAATGTCTTCTTGTCCGTTTGATAATTTTATTAATTCTTGTAAGGTAGCAAGTTCGCTTTGTGTTGTTCTATATGTAAACTTAAATTGTTTTTTCTTGTAATCCTTCCAATCAAACCACATTTTTTCAAATTCCTTAGAAACAAAAGGAAGCTCTATTATTTCTTTTATTTCCTTTATTTCTTTTCCTTTCCTTTCCTTTATAGCATTGCGGTCGCTATGCGGTGGCATTGCGGTCGCATCATTTACATTAGAAACCCAACGTTTACGGGCGTTTTGACTTGCCTTCTTACTCTTGCTATCCCTTTCGTCTATTCGTTTTTGTACAGACATACTACCAAAGTTTTCGCCTTCAAATACAAATAAACCAAAGTCGTGTAATACGCTATGCACAAGTTCGCTATGCACTCGCAGGTCATAAGCTATGCCATCGCAATCCGTTCGCAATGCGTTTGCATTATTGTAAAGGTCTTCAATAATTGCCCAAAATACCCCATAACCGAGCATTCCGTGTTTCCTAATAAGGAATTTAATCTTTTCGTCATTACGGCAATTATAGTCGTGAGAAAAGTAAAAAGTATCTTTAGACATATTCTCCAAATTTTTGTAGTTCATCAAAAGTAACATCTTGTATTTTAACATACTTATGCATAAGCTCACTAATTTGTGGTCTTAATTCTTTGTAAGTTAATCCTTTGTAAATATGAAATTTAATAATTCTGTTTACAAAATACTTAGAGTACTCCTCTTCTTCGTGGCACTCTAAACATAATGTAGTTAAAAATTCATTTTCATAATCCCAAGGGTCATTTTTGTAGATATAAACCTTGTGATGTACGTGCAGTTGCTTTTCTGTTGAACCGCACATTGTACAGGTAAACTTGTCTCGTTGTAAAATTTCAAGACGTTTCTTTTGCCATTCAGGACTTTTTAGTTTTTCTCCGTATGTCATAAAATAAAAAAGCCCCCAATAGAGTCCAGCTATCGAGGGCTATTATTTAACCACTAAACACATTATCGGCTGGACTTTCGCTAATGTGTCTTTTATTTATGTTGCGAATATACACTAAATCTCTTTAAGTTCTAATTTTAAGCAAAGTTTTTTTAGCTTTGTTTTAAACCAGTCCTCAGTTTCTATTAGGTTATTCGCTTGTTTAATGTTATGGATAGCCGTTGTATGGTCGCTTGTTCCTGTGTATTGGCTTATCTCCTTAAGGCTTAACTTGGTGTACCTTCTAAGTAAATATGCCGCAGCCTTGCGCCCAAACGTTGTTTTTAATGATCTATCCTTAATTAATACATCGCACTCAAACTCTTCGTCTACCAATTTGACAATCGTTCTTGCGCCAATGTCTAACCCTAAAGGCTCGTTATCTTCTATGCCTAACAATCCAAGTTGCTGCATCATTTCGTGTAGCTGCAAATGGGTGTTACGTTGCGCAAAGTATAAGTCCTTTAACTGTCTTATTGATATATCTTTCTTTCTCGTTAGCATAATTAAAACGGCAATCCTTCCGTGTCTTCTTTAGGTTTGAAATCATTTACATAAATCTTGTAATCTGGTTGTTTGTCCTCGGTCTTGTAGGCATTAACCCACATTGAATACTTAACATCGTTGATTGTAAAATTAATTACTTCTCCTTTAGCGGTCTGCTTTTTCCAAGCACCTGCACTCCATTTTTTTTGTTCCATTTTTATTTGTTTTTAATTGAATATTGAGCTACTAATTTACTTTGTTTTTTCGTACCAACGTTAATTAATTCCGTTTTTACTTTGTAGCCTTTGCGTTTTAATTCAAATACTACGGCTGCAAGTCGAAGGCTATTGTACTTCGTTAAAGCCTGAATTGGTGTCAATGTTTTGCCCGAAAGCAAGTGGTTCAAGATTTGTTGTTTCTGTGTCATTGTTATTGATTGGGTTAAAAAATACGGGTTTGTCTAATTTGTTTTCATACTTTTTAATAAAGGCTAATAAGTCCTCGTATGCCTCTTCGTTATACCAAGCGTAATGGTAAACTTCTGCCAGGAGCATCTGCCTTTCAAATGGTAATAGTTCCCTCATTAGCTTTTCTTTATTGTTTCTTTGATCTTGTTAAATTCCTCTAAGGTCTTGATAGCTTTGATTTTCTCAATAGCTTTATACTTCTGCTCCTGAGTGAACTTTGTTTTATCAAGTGCTTCAATTAAGAACGCCTTTTGTCCTTCGCTTACTTCGTCTTTATGCTCATTAGTAGCATCTGCATCTTTAGTATCGTCGATTGCAAACAATCCGTTAAGTGCGTACTTCCTGGCATAGCTACTTGCTGCCCCTGTAATCTGCGAAGCGTCCATTCCTTTTTTGTTTTCCTCTTCACGCGCTAACCCGGTGCAAGTAATGTTGTCTTCTCCGTTACTTAGACAAGCAGTAGCTTTTACATAAACTCTACCGCCTACTTCTATTACTTCGTCGCTTAACATTAAAGCGTAGCCGTACTTATGGCAGATAGGTTTTGCAGCTTCGATTATATCTTCTGCACTTCTGTACTTGTATTTAGCAAAAGCATTGAATTGGTTTTTAGGTGCTTTTAGTTCCTGTTGAATTTTAATTAGGCTCATTTGTTTCTGGTGTTGTTTCTTTAATAATATAATGTTCTAATACTTCGATAGTCGGCTCTTGTTTTTTTCTCATTCCTATAAATATTTCATAGGCTTGTGAGTAGTCCAACGATATAGTGTCTTTTTGGTAGCGACCATCTACTGTTGTATAATAGTAAACATCGCCTCTGTGGTTAGTTTCTTTTACAAATTCAATCTTCATATAATTCGTTTTTTAAAAGTTCAAGTTCTGCATTGTGTTCTACCCAACGAGTAAACGTGTAATCGTCATCTTCGTAATCGTAGTTTTTAGGCAATAAGGCAGGGTCATAGGGGTTTGTAGTACTCCTATCCCCGTCAATTAATATGTTCCCGTATCGCTGATATTGGAACATTTGGTAAGTGGTTAAATGTGTCATATTGTGTTTTGTTTACACAAAAATACTACAATTAACAATGCAAAGTGCAAAACTTTAAAATTTATTTTTGCAACAATGATGCAAATAATGTGGCTTATATAGGATAAAAGCACATCAAATTGTGCAGTTTATTACCAATTATGTACGCCAGAACGTACAAAGTAAAGCTAAAACTTGACTAAAAATGTAATAAAGTAAAGGTATAACTTGACAAAGTCGGAAGTAAAATGCAGCCAAAAGTAGTAGTATTACTACCTTTTGTTGTACTAAAGTGAAACTTTATAGTAATTTTTGGAAGTAAAGTTTGTCGCTACCCCCATAAGAATACTCAGGTAAATAAAGCCTAAACCCACACGAAATTAGGTTATTAGCTGAAGGGAAGTTGTCTAAGGTAGTATAAGTAATGGCTATATGGCAAAAGGTAGAAGCGGCTTTGATCCTGGTTTTAATCATTCGCCTTTGTATGCGCTGCCCTCTATGTGATTTTTTAACCCACGCTCTGTTAAATATGCAGATGCCTTTTGAGTAAATAGAACCGCAATAAGCCACTATTTCGCCTTGATCTAACATAACCCACCATTCACGATTAAACTGGAACTCATCAGCACAACCCTTAAAGTTTGGATTGGTGTAATCTAATTCCCTTAGTTGCTCGTAGGTTTCTCGATCTAATATATTGCCAAAGCTAAATATCTTCTTGAGGCGCATTGTGTATAGTTTCTAATTTGGTTAAATAAAGTATCGCATCTTGCAGCTCTTCCTTTAAATGCGTTATCCATTGACCGGTGCTTAGATCACTTCTATCCATTGTAGTTCCGTATTTTGATTTCCCTACAAGTTCACGTCTACGCATATCTTCTATTACTAAGCTTAGTATTTTACTATCCATTTATTTGTCGGTTTTGCTATGTATCTTAAAACAAGTTTTACACTTGTATTGTATTTTCTTTACACCAGTTGCGGTTGTTCTACGAAGTGAAATAATTAAGTCATCGCTTCCACATTCAGGGCAAGAGCCTCGGTCTTGTCCGAAAATAACTCCGTAATGTGTTTTAGGTTCGATGTGGTTTTTAAGGGCATTGAATACTTGCTCTAACAATACAACATCTTTTTGGCAGTACTTAATCATTTTAGCCATAGCCACTTTATCCTTATGCAGAACAATGTCCTTCCATAAACTATATTCGGTCTTGATCTTAGTGCCAATGCCTAAATAGTCAGCTATGTAATTAAGCTTGTTGCTATTAAATCTAAACTTTTGACGTGCTACTTTTAACGTGTCGATTGTAACGTACTTAGGAAACATCTCTA